TCAAAGCTGTGCTGCTGTGCGAGAAGTATTCCGGGATCAAGGTGATGATCGTCCGAAAGACTTATCCGGAACTGCGGGCAAACCATATCGGACCGCTGTGTGATCTGCTGCGGTGCAATGCTGATCGCTCTCTACGATTCGCAGACTATAACGACAGCAAGAAAGAGATCCATTTTCCGAACGGCAGCATGATCCTGTTTCGATACTGCGACACGGACAAGGACGCTGACAGATTCCAGGGCACGGAGGTTGATGTGCTGTTTGTCGATGAGGCAACACAGCAGCCGGAAGAGCGCATGGATAAGCTGCGTGCCTGTGTCCGTGGCGTAAACGGATTCCCGAAACGGATCTATTACACCTGCAATCCCGGCGGCATCGGCCACGGATGGATGAAGCGCCTGTTCATAGACCGGAGCTATCATCCCGAAGAACGCCCCGAAGATTATGCGTTCATTCAGTCTCTTGTTACAGACAACGCGGCACTGATGGAAACGGATCCGGACTATATCAAGAAGCTGGAAGCACTCCCTCCAAAACTCCGCAAGGCCTGGCTTTATGGAGACTGGGACGTGCTTGAAGGGCAGTTCTTTGAAGACTTCCGTACTCGACCTGACATGACAGCCGCACGCAAAGCCGGTTACAAGCTGTCGGAAGAAGATCTCAAAGCACAGCACAGATGGACGCATGTGATAGAGCCGATCGACCTGTCACGTGGAACAGCTGCCGGATGGAAGATCTATCGGAGCTACGACTTCGGATATGGCAAGCCCTTTTCCTGCGCGTGGTGGGCCGTGGATTATGACGGGGTAGCCTACCGCGTACTTGAACTATACGGCTGCACAGATACGCCGAATGAGGGTGTGAAGTGGACGCCGGATCAGCAGTTCAAGGCAATTGCCAAGATCGAGCGAGAACATCCCTGGTTTCGCGGGAAGACCATACAGGGCGTGGCGGACCCGGCAATCTGGGACGCGAGCCGCGGCGAGAGCATAGCAGAGACAGCTGTGCGATACGGCGTGTATTTCTCCCCGGGAGATAACAACCGCGTGGCCGGATGGATGCAGGTGCATTACCGCTTCCAGTTTGATGAGAACGGATACGCGCGCATGTATATTTTCTCGAACTGCCGCGCCTTCATTCGCACGATCCCGCTGATGATGTACGACCAAACCCGCGCGGAAGATCTCGATACCAATCTAGAAGATCACGTGGCGGATGAAACAAGGTATTTCTGTATGAGCCGGCCGGTCAAGGCCATGCTCCCCGTAAGTGATGAGGTCGAAGTGATCGACCCGCTCAACCAATACAAGAATAGGAGGACGTAAATGGACGAGGTAAAGAAAGAGCATATTGAACCGCAGGAAACCCCGGAGAGTTCCCCTTACGGGACAGTTGACGGGAAGTATGTGCGGAAGCTTACCCGCAAACTGCAGCAGTACAAGGCAAGCAAGGTAAGGTTGGAACAGCGTGTTGTGGCAGCAGAGAACTGGTGGAAGCTGCGCAACGAGATGGAAGAAATGAAGGTCAGCTCTCTTGCCGATGGCGGGTTCCGTTCAAAGAGTGGCTGGCTCCACAATGTCATCGTGTCGAAGCACGCTGATGGAATGGAAGCATATCCCGAGCCGAACATTCTTCCGAGAGAGAGAAATGACGTTGAAGAGGCGCACCGCCTTGCGTCGATCATCCCGGTTGTCATCGAGCAGAATCACTTTGAGGATATCTATTCAGAAGCGCTGTGGGCCAAACTCAAATATGGCACCGGCGTCTATAAGGTGATCTGGGATCCGGATAAAATGAACGGCCTTGGTGATATCTCCATCGTGAAGGTCGATCTCCTTAATCTGTTCTGGGAACCTGGAATCGAGAATATCCAGGCCAGCAAGTATTTCTTTCATACATCTTTGGAAGATAACGAGACCTTGGAAGGCCAGTATCCCGAACTCAAGGGGAAACTCAAAGGTAGCACATTCACAGCCACGCGCTTTCTGTATGACGATACTGTATCCACCAGCGGCAAGACCACAGTCATTGAGTGCTACTACAAGAAGTGGATCAATAGGAAGCAGGAGCTGCATTACGTTCGCTATGTCGGCGACATCGTACTTTATTCTTCCGAGAATAAAGGGAAGCCGCTGTACGATCACGGCCTTTATCCGTTCGTGTTTGATTCGCTCTTCCCGGTCGAAGGCGCCCCGTATGGTTACGGCTTTGTAGATCTGTGCAACAATCCGCAGACCGCCATCGACCTGATGGACAGCGCCTTTATCCGCAACACGATGGTCGGTGCCATGCCTCGATACTTCAAACGGCAGGATGCCGGGGTGAATGAGGAGGAGTTCCTCAATCTGTCGAAACCGCTTGTCGCCGTGGACGGTAACCTGGGAGACGATGCGCTGAAGATCATCGACTTCCGCCCGCTGTCCGGAAACTATATCGACTATCTGCGCAACCGTGTCAATGAGCTGCGCGAGACTTCCGGCAACACGGAGACAGCGACAGGCTCCACCTCGCAGGGCGTGACCGCGGCGTCGGCCATCGCCGCGCTGCAGGAGGCCAGCGGCAAGGGCAGCCGTGATAGCACGAAGACAAGCTATCGCGCGTACAGCGAGGTCATCAACCTTGTTATCGAGCTGATCCGTCAGTTCTATGTATTGCCGAGACAGTTTCGCATCGTCGGGGCGAGCGGTGCCGAGGACTTCGTTACATACTCAAACGAAAAGCTCCGGCCGCAGCAACAGGGAACGCTCGCAGGTGTTGAGCTCGGTATGCGTCTGCCGGTATTCGATATCGAGGTACGCCCCCAGAAGGCCAGCACCTACACCAAGATGAGCCAGAATGAATTGGCAATCCAGTTCTATAATCTCGGTTTCTTCAATCCCCAGCAGGCCGATCAGACATTGATGTGCCTGGACATGATGGATTTCGACGGCAAGGATAACATCCGTCAGAAGGTCAATGAAATGAGCACGATGTATCGGGAAAACATCCAGCTCAAACAGCTGATCCTTTCCCTTGCTATGAAGTATGATCCGGATATGGCGCAGGGCTTGGCCGCTCGCTTCACCGGACAGCAGATGCCTGTTGCTCCTCAGAAAATCAGGGGAGATGTAGATCTGGAAAAGGTCAATACCAATGAAGCGACACATGTAATGAATGCACGTGCCCAGGCACGCGAGGCTTCACAGCCGGGAGGTATGTAATGATTCGTGCGGAATACAACCGGGTTGACTTAAGCCTTCTTGTGCGTGGCCATGCACAGAGTGCACCGAAAGGAGAAGACCTGATCTGTGCGGCGGCGTCCATCCTCGCCTTCACGGCTGAGGGCGTGCTTCAAAATGAAGAAGCGCATTTCATGCCGAGAATTTCACGGCGCAATGGAGAGTTCAGAATTGTATGTCAGCCAAAGGAAGGGCAGGTAGCAAGATGCCGGCAGATCTTCGATACCATCTTCACAGGCTTCGAGATCCTCGCGAATGAATATCCGGATTATGTGAGAGTGACAAAGGAGGAATAAGATATGGCAATGATGGTCCAGATGGCAGATGGCGGAGGCAGTGGAAAAAAGAAAGAAGAAACTGCCGTTCGACCGGAAGGTAGAACAAGGAATATTCAGGGAACCGGAAGCGGTCTATACCGTCGCGGAGAGGGACTGAACACCGGCCCGGTCGGTACTGGAACAGCTGAAGGCGCGAAGGTCGTTGCACAGTACGCCGGGAAAAGCACAAGCAGTTCCGGCGGCGGTGGCAGTAGTGGCAGCAGTAGCAGTTCGTCAGCCCCTCAGAAAGCTGAAGTTTATGAGGCAGCGGACTATGTTTCTACTTTGCCCCAGTTCCAGAAGCCCGAGGCGAATCCGGAGCTGCGTAAGCTTTACGAAGATGCCATGACCACGCTGGAGCGGATGAAGGGGGAAACTCCAACATACGGCAGCCAGTACGACGAACAAATCAAGAGCCTGTATGACCAGATCGTCGGACGGCAGCCGTTCAAGTACGACAGCGCCACCGATCCGCTTTATCAGCAGTACGTTCAGGATTATACAGAGCGTGGGCAGGAAGCCATGAGAGATACGATGGGAAAGGCCGCGTCGCTGACCGGCGGTTATGGATCCTCCTATGCGCAAGCGGTTGGCCAGCAGGCTTATGATTCTTATCTCCGGCGCCTCGGCGAAGTCCTCCCGGAAATGTACGGCATGGCGCTCGATACCTATAACGCCGAGGGCGATGCGCTTCAGAAGCAACTGCAGACAACCGCTGAGCTGGAGAGCAGTGATTATGCCCGCTATCTCGACAGGCTGAATCAGTATAACCGTGAGCTTGCGCTGGCGCAGGCCGATGCGGATACTGCCTATGCGCGAATGATCGACGATGATGAGCGCACCTATAGTCGCGCCGTCGATGATTACGAGAGACAGCTCACCGCGGACGATCTTGACTATGAGCGAAAGCAGGACTATTACAACCGCCTTGTCAGTTTGATCGGAATCGGTTATGCACCGACAGCTCAGGACTATGCCAATGCTGGTCTTTCCCCAACGCAGGGCGCAGCAATTCGACAGCAGTATCTCAATTCGATTGCGCCGTCATCCTCGGGTGGGGGAGGCGGTAGCGGCCGTACCGCAAAAACTACAAGCACATCTACGCCTGCGACACCGACGACAAAGCCCACAACCACTACGCCCAGCAAAGAACAGATGAAGCAGGAATATCTCGCTGAACTGGAACGCCAGGGTTACAGTAAGGGCAGCCAGCTGTATCAATCGGTATTACGTTCTTAATTAACCCACGAGGGAGGATCATACAAACATGATCGGCTATAGTGAATTTCAAAAGAGACGAGCGAAAGGGGAGAGCGTAGATCAGATCATGCGAGGCTCCCAGACTGCGAATAGCCAACAGCAGTATCAGCAGACCATGAACAAATCGGGTCTTCCGACCTATGATCAGTTCAGACGGGCAAGAGAATCCGGCGCGAGCGCACAGGATATCTTTCAGCGTTTTGCATCTGAACAGCAAAGTTCAACGCAGACACAGCCCAAAAGAGAATCTTCTTCTCCCAACATCAGCCCAGCGGAACAGTTCAGACAGGACCGTCGAAGCAAAGCTGAAGAGAAAAGGACCGAAGCACGATCTGCTTATGCTGACCTCGTGAGCGTTCGGGACAGTGTTAAGTCCCAGGCAGACGAGATGCTTGTTGATTACAATCAGCGAATTGAAGCCGGTGAAAGTCGGGAAGATCTTGCGGATTATTATCTCAAAATCCTTGATCGGCTCGACCGGGCGTCGGCCTACGATGAGCAGGTCAAGAGCGCTTACGACACTTTGAAAACCGCTGAGCAGGAATACAAAGATGTCTATGCTGATTATAATGCCGCAAGAGATGAGGTAAAGGCGTCACGGAGAAATCTCCGTGACGTCGAATCTCAGTATTCCGGATGGGCTACAGACGACCTTTCCGCGCAGAATGTAGAGGCGGCAATGAATGACGCCGAAGATGTAAAAGCCGCAAGAGAGCGGCTTGCAAAAGCTCGTGAAGAGTATATCAAGCAAGGCGGCAATCCGGATGCGAACATCTTCTCGGCCGGCCTGAAAGGATCCGCTGCGGGCGTCGTGGATGCATTCGGATATCTGCAAGAACTCGCCCTTCCTGAGAATGAAAAACGATGGGGTATCTTTACGACCGGCCACATGACCGATCAGCAGAGGCACCACCAGGAAGTGCTGGAAGCCAGAGAGAAAGCGCGGTATGAAGCGGAGCATGGCGCGGGGACTTATGTTTCGACGCCCGGCTACATCCGCACGCAGGATACAGCTGCGCGTCTTGCCCGTGAGAGTGCAGAAGAGACGGCAAGCATGAAAGCCGGACGCAGTCAACTGGGGCAGTTCGGTATTGACATGGGCGTTCAGGGCGTACAGATGGGTGCCGACGTCGTTGCTGGCAAAGTCATCCCCGGCGGATCGCTCTCCGCTATGGCGCTGCGCACATTCGGAAGCAGCGTGCGCGAAGCACGGGAAGCCGGAGCAGATATCTATCAGCAGGGCCTGTACGGAACAGCGGCTGCCGCAGTCGAAGTAATCAGCGAGATTGCCTTCGACGGCTTGGCAAAGGCATACGGCGCTGGCCTCGCTGACGATGTTGTCTCGCATGCAATTGGCAAGATCACCGACAATAAGTACGGGCAGCTTGCACTTGGCGTAGCCGCTGACGCGCTTGGCGAAGGTTTTGAAGAAGTGGCATCCGACCTCGCGAACCCGCTGCTGCGGGCTATCTATGACGAGCACGTATTCGACAACGGGTACCTCGGCGCGCTTGACGCCGGAGAGATTCTGTATGACTTCCTCATTGGCGCAGCAATGGGGGCTGCGGGCGGTGGCGTTGGCGACAGCGTAAATGCAATCGCCGAAAGCACCGGAGTAAAAGCCCCGGATGCGAGGGCACAGTTCTTTATGCAGGCCGGGCAGGACGGCATGAAGATCGGCGACGCCATGCGCATGTGGCAGAAGCACATGATCAAAGAGGGCTACGCCACGCAGACTGGAGACCAGCGCATCACCAACCGCGCGGGCGAACTGGAGCAGGCGATCGACGAGAAGAAGTTCGACCCCTTCCGCGAGCAGAAGATCAACAGACTGAACCAGCAGGCTGCGACCACCATTGCCCGCGAGGATATGCGCAAAACGCAGACGGCGGTCGAGCAGCGCATGCAGCAGCTCGGCGAGGAAAACAGCGAACTGGCCGAAGCGATCACGATGGTCGCACTCGAAGGCGAGGCCGAGCGGATCGGCGCGAGAGACATGCGCAAGGTCGGCAGCGTAACCGCAACCGAAGCACAGCACCGCATGGTCGAGGCAAGCCCGATCGCGCAGAGTATCCTCTCCGAGATGGATGTGGAGAACCTTCGCAGAGAGCAGGCAGCAAATTACCTCAATAGAATTACCGGGCTCACAGGAGCGAACGCTGATGATGCGCAACGCAATGTCAGCCCCTTTGAACGGTCAAACAGCTGGGTAAAAGAAATCACGGGCAACAAAGCTCTTGCCGCCGATGTGTATGGATCTCAGGTGAGTGCATCCGAGATGATCCCCGCAGTCGAGCCGATTTCTGAAAACAATACCGGCATCACTTACAACGGGCAGACTGCGAAGGTTGTCGGTATCCAGGATGGCAAGGTGCGGATCGAGCAGGCCGGAAGGGTACAGACGGTAGAGGCCGATGCACTGGAAGGCATGAGCCAGGAATATGGACAGATGGTCCAGGCTGCCACACAACGTGCAGATGGAAACGAAATGCTGCGGGCCTATCATTCCGATCAAAGCCCGGAGGCGTACATGGCGGCATGGAATTATGCTGTAGATATTTACGGCGCTCAGACGAAGGCAACGATTGAGCAGGCCAGGAAAAGCCCGCTTCTTTCCACGCTGACCGACGCTCAGCTCGACCTTGCGCTCGCAATCGGACGCCAGTACGCCTTGCAAGCCGCGCAGACGGCGCAGAGACGCGCGGACGCCTACCGGGAGATCCGTAAACAGGCCAAGAAGACCGAAGCGAAAAAAGGAGCTGTGACGCGTCAGAAGGGCACAGTCAGTTATAAGGGCGGAACCTTCAACGGAGAGACATACAGGGGCGTCGATCGCTCGAAGCTGTCTCGCTCGCAGAAAAAGAACGTGGCCATGATCGAACGGCTGGCCGACGTGCTGCACTATGACTTTGTTGTCTATGAGGGCGAGCCAAATTCCGGTGGTGTATATTTGTCGGGCGGCACGATTCTTGTCAACATCCACGCCGGTGAACTGTCCGGAAAGACGCTGACAGCCGCCTCGCTGTCTCATGAGCTTACGCACTCCTTCAAGGAGAGATCCCCAGCCGAGTATGAGCAGCTGAAAGACTTCATCGTTTCGCACATTCTGGAGAAGAGCCCCGCACAGTTCGAGAAACTTGTGCAGCAGCAGATGGATCTCAACGCCGAGCTTGACCACGAGGGCGCTGTCGACGAGCTTGTCGCGAACGCCTGTCAGACTATGCTCCGCGACAGCAAGGCCATCACGCAGCTCGCCCGGCAGAACATGACGCTCGCCGAGAAGATCGCGGACGTGATCGAAGAGGTCTCCACGAAGATCAAGGAAGCCTTCGAAAGCGTGGATCTCCGTGACGATCTCGAGGTCTACGACGCCGCGCGCGCGATCGAGGACGCCTATGATGAGGTGCTTGAGCTTTGGGATAAGGCTCTCACCGAGGCTACGGAGAACGACCACGCTGAGAACGTAACGGGAATGAAAAACCCCGCTCCGAAGAGCGAGGTGAAAATGACGTGGGCAGGTCAAACCTTGCAGGAATACGAAGCCGAATCTGCGGTTAGAAATGCACTGGATCATAAAGACAGCGGTGACGATAACCTCATAAAGGTCGGTCGTATGCCTAAATCTATCCGCGATCTTTCCGGTATCGACGGGGATTTCTACGTTTTCCGAAACCATCTCTATGAAAATATTAAATCAGAAAAAGAAGCAAGAAAAGAAAACCGGTACAGCAAAGACGCGCATTATCATGCCATCGGGGAGCAAGCGGCTATCGATGCCATTATGGCGCTCGAAAACCCCGCTCTTGTGATTGACGACAGCGAGGGCAAGGAAAACCCGCAGATTGTAATGGTCTTGCCTGTTACAGGTAAGATGGGAACACCGCTGGTTGCTGCAATCGGTTTCTATGAAAACGAACCGATAAACGGGAAACTGTCGAGACGGCCGCATATCACGCTGAGTATCTATGAGAAACTTGAAGGAGTGAAAAATAGAAATGGCGAGACCTATAAGAGCCTCGCTGAATTCGTAGATGATGCGGTTGAAAACGGAAAGGTCATCGGCTATAACAAAGAAATAAGCGACGGCCTGCCAGTGATCGCCAAGCGCTCGAGGCTTGGAAATATAACAGAGTCATCGCTCAATAACAATCTATCACAGTTCCGCAAGAATGTCAGTGATTTCAAGAAGAAGAACAAAATCAACTATCAGAAGTTCGGTATCGGTGAGACAGCAGAGGAGAGAGAGGCGAGGCGTGAGAGCATTTCCAATCTCAAATCTGAGAACAGCATCCTCCGGGCACGGGCGAAATACTGGCGCGATCAGACGCGGCAGACAAAGGAGCGCACCGTGCGGCAGCAGGACACCGACCGCATGGCCAACGATCTCCTCCGCGAGTATGAGAGCCGGACAGACAAGGCCGAGATCAAGAGCGATCTGAAAGCGCTGGGTGATTATCTTGTACAGTCGGAAGAACTGGACTATGAAGAACTGCACGACCGGGCGGAAGACATTGCCGATCGGATCATTGACGGCAACTATACGCTGATCGACGACAGCAACAAGGATAATCTGGACCGACTGAAAGATTTCTTGAAGGATACGGCCATGAACCTGTCGGCGTCAGATTTTCGTGACACCGGGGATGAGGGATTTCGAAAACGCTACGGCCGGTACTTCACCATTCGGGAGAACGGGCGGACGATCGACAGTGCATGGGGAGAACTGGCCGGCATGTTCGGCGAGGGTCTTTTCCCGGAAGATACATATGCTCCCGGGGACATGCTGCGCATGATCGGAGACTATCTCGATCTGTGGCGTCCGCAGTACGGCAATATCTTCGAGAACGCCCGCGGTGAAGCTGTGGATGCCGTGACGAATGAGATCATCGATCGTGTCCTCTCCGAGGACGTACGGCAGACGCCGGCAACCTATGCGGACAAGGCACAGCAGAAACTGAACGCGCAGATCGCAAAGGACAAGGAAAAGCTCGACACACTGCGCGCACAGAAGAATACTCGCATCGAAGAGATCAAGCGCGAGGCAGCGGAGAAGAACCGTCAGATCCGGCTTGCCGAGAAGGCCATGAAGTACGAAGCGGTCGACAAGGTCAAGCAGCATTATCGGGATATGATGCAGCGGCAGAGAGGGAAACGGTCAGATACGGCACTGCGCGGCAAAATCAAGAAACTGCACAAGGAACTTTCGGACATGCTTATCCGGCCGATGGAGAAACGCTATGTGCCCCGTGAGTTGGTCAAGGCCACGGCGGAGATCCTGGACGCGATCGACACTACCTCCGGCCGGGCGGTCAAGGCAAAGGCAGCGCTTGCTGAGCTGAAGGTGCGATATGAATCGCTGGCGAAAGATGATCACTATGCGCTGGTCTATGACGAGACTGTTGGTGGCATGATTCAGGAGCTTGCTGAGAACATCGGCGATGGCAGCATCTACGACCTCACCGGCCGTAAGCTGGAGGGCGTGTACAATACACTCAAGGCGCTCAAGCATACGATCCAGACGGCGAACAAACTGGTCGGCGCGCAGATCGAGGCGGACGCTTTCGAGGCAGCAAACCAGATGATGCGCGAGACCGAGAACGCGAAGGGCATCCCGACGAAGGCGCTGCGAAAGTTCGTGATGGCACAGATGACACCGGCATCCTTCTTCCGCATGGCCGGCGGCTACGTGAAGAACTCCATGTGGGAGCAGATGTTTGGCATGCTCAACCAGGGGCAACTCACGCAGACGCAGGTGCTGATGGAAGGCGGGCAGATTTTCCGCGAGCTGATCGATGACAAGAAGAATCTCGACACGCTGCACGATCAGAAAAACCTGGTGGACATCGGCCTCAAGGACGACCTTGGCAACAGCATCAAGATCACACGAGGCATGATGCTCTCCGTGTACATGCACCTGCAGAACGAGCAGAACGCGCGGCATATCTCCTACGGCGGGCTGACGGTTCCGAGACTCAAGCAGTATTACAAGAACCAGATGGCCGACGCCTTCAACGGCAAGACCGGACGTGCGGTGGCGTTTGCCACGGAGATCGCCGAACTGAACCGGCAGCTCTCGGAGGCGGAGACCGAGCAGGAGCGAGAAGAGATCCAGGCAAAGATCGCCGAGCTGCAGGATCAGACCGACGCGTACATGAGCAACCTCCGCGCACAGATCGAGAAACAGCTCACCGAGTATGACCGGAAGTGGATCGCGGCGGCGCAGAAGTTCTTCGATGAGTATTCCAAGAACAAGCTCAACGAAGTGACGGAGATGGTGTACGGATTCTCCAAAGCGCAGGTCGACCACTACTTCCCGATACACACCGACGCGAACTACCGGGCGGCGAGCTTCGACACCATCGTGCGGGACATGAGTCTCGAGAACGCAGGCTTCATGAAAGAGCGTATCAACGGTGCGAACCCGATCCTGCTGGAAGACATCACGGACGTGATCAGCAGCCAGCTCCGGCGGACGGCACAGTACGTCGGGCTGATGCCGGCGATCCGGAACTTCAACAAGGCATACGGCAAGGCGAGAGCCGGATACTCCCTGAGCGTGCAGAGCGCAATGGCGCGGACGTTCGAGAACGAGGGCAAAAAGTATATCGAAAACCTCATGGCTGATCTGAGCGGCGCGCGCAAGACCGAGGCCAACATCTTCGACGAGCTGCGCGGCAATATGGCGGGCGCTGTGCTGACATTCAACCCGCGCGTAACGCTGGCGCAGGCCGCATCATTCCCGTCGGCAGCGGCGGAAATCGGATACACCCCGCTGATGAAAGCCATCACCGATATGAAGAACCCGATGTGGGATAAGGGCCTGCAGGAAGAGATCGCCAAGTGGACACCGCTGTGGTGGTACCGCATGCAGGGCTACTCGACCGCAGAGCTGGGCGACATCAAGAACAATGAGCAGTTCATGGCAAAGGTCATGGATAAGATGAAGTGGGCGACCGGATGGATCCAGGCGGCGGACGGTCTCACGACCGGCGGGCTGTGGCAGGCATCGAAATACTACGTCGACGAGAACTTCTCCGATTTGCAGAAGGGCAGCGACGAGTACATGATGAAGGTCGCGGAAGTATACAACCGCGTGCTGGAGAAGACGCAGCCGGACTACACGACCATGCAGCGCCCCGACATTCTCCGCAACCCGAACGCAATCGTCAAGCAGCTCACGATGTTCATGACGCAGAGGCTACAGAACATGAACATTCTGTATGATGCGGCGGCTACGTACTCGCACTATGTCCGGGATATGGACAAGGGCAGGAACGGCGTGACCGCGACTGACGTGAAGCAGGCGAAGACGAGACTGATCTGGGCTGTCTCCTCGCAGGTGGCGGCGAGCGCGACCATCGTGATCTTCAAGGCTCTGGCCGACGCGCTGATGCACAGCGTGGACGCCTACCGCGATGATGACGATGAGCTGACCGCCGAGAGCGTATCCAAGACCATGCTCACGAACTTTGCCGAGACAATCACCAGCAACGTGCTGTGGGGAGCGGAAGCCTTCTCCTGGCTCAAGTCCGCACTCACCGGCGAGAGATACTACGGCGTATCCCTCAACGGCGTGGACACGTTCACGGATATGTTGAGCGACGGCAACAAGCTCATCCAGAAGCTGATCAAGGGCGATCTGAAAGACGCAGGCGCTCCCGCATGGAAGCTGACAAAGGCGGTCTCGCAGTTCTTCGGCGCGCCTCTCGGAAACGCCGAGAAGTTCGTGAAGATGATTGTGAACAATATCGAAGACGCGAGGAACGGAGACTTGGGCACATTCGAGGCCGGCGTCGAGCGAACGCGCACGCAGAACACGCGACTGCTCTTTGACGCTCTACAGGCCGGGGACACGAAAAAGGCAGAGAAGCTCAAAGCCGAGTTCAAGGACGAGAAGGACGTCCGCTCCGCGCTCAAGACCTATATCAAGCAGATCTATACCGAGGACAAGCAGATCATGAAGGCGGAGGTCATCACGATGCTGCAGCGGTATTGTGGCATGACCCGGAGGAACGCCGAGAACACCGCGACGGAATGGACGATGGAAGTTGTCACCGGCACAAGCTACTCTAAGCTCGGGGATGAATATATCGCCGGGAATATTCCGAAGAATACGGCCATCCGCTATCTGCAGACCTATGGAGGGAAGACCCAGGCCGAGGCCGAGCAGAAGATCAGTGAGTGGCAATGCGAGAAGGATACAGGCATTGCATATTCGGATATCTCCAACGAGGTCAAGATCGGAAACATCTCGCGCGACCGTGCGATCGACATGCTTGTCAGATACGGCAGCAAGGATCCGGACGCAGCTGAAAAAATGGTTACGGGGTACCTGATCGAGCATGAATACGGCTTTGCACCGGCCGACCTTCAGGAAGAATACCTTGCCGGCAAAGTATCCGACGCAGAAGCCTTTGAGATTCTCGCCGAGTACAAATACTTCGGTAAGGAGGATGCGGAGGACAAAGCCGCCGACGAACTGGAGCGTCTACAGTTTGTGCGTGCCAATCCCGGAACAGAGGATATCTCCATCACGCAGGCCCGCAACTACAACGCGAGCGGACTGCGAGGCTATATCAGCCCCGTGGATTACGTACAGGCTGCTA